CTCAAGTGTATCTATAATACGTTTTTCTTTTTGTGTATTATGTCTAACTTCTTCTATCTCACATGGGTGTATCTTTGCCATGACAGGTTTTAACAACTGAGTTGCCATACCGTCACCAAAGTTACTTTCTATGACTACATAGTTCACATCATTCTTCTTAGCTATGTTTGCTAGTCTAGCCATTGTATCTTCACTATAACCACCATCTAAAGAACCTATAGCAGTCAAATAAAGCACTCCATGAAGCATTTTAAGCACCGCATACGCTGTTTTGTCCGCTCCTCGACCTGAGGGGTCAATAGACATACATGTACCTTCAAATGGCGTAAATTCTTCGCTCATCATCATAGGAGCTACAAAGTAATCACCTTTAAGTCCCACATTAGGTATATCAGGGTCTATAGCTTTCATCTGTTCTGGTGATGAAGCCCATTGTATCTTAGCAGGAGCTTCCTTCCATGTAGAACAACCTGAAGCTACAATTAAATCGTTTAGTTTTAATGGATACCTGTTGGCATCACTTAAACTAGTGTCCAACATAAATTGTAAGTTAAAACCTGAACGACCATAAGATGATAGTCTTTCCATTAGGTCAACATTATCAAATCTTTTAGGGTCAGTAGGTTCACCTTCTTTACCCTGTATAATGTCTGCTAATTTATGACCATAACTAATTTTTTGTGTAGCATTAGGTACTAACGCAGTCCAAATTTTTGTTTTAAAACCTCTTTCCTCTAATGTGTTATATAATGACATCTCATTTTGAGGAGTTCCTAAAAATATAATTCTACCAGTGTTAGGTTTAATAATTGCATCAAATTCTTTGACTGTCTCAGACAATCTATCTCTCATTAACTGTGTTTGGGAGTTATTAGCACTCTCTACGTCATCAGCAATGATAATGTCTGCTCTACTACCTGTTAACTGTCCTGTAATACCCATAGATTTAACTGAGGGTGCGTGAGAAGCTAATGCAGGTGCTACATCAAATGATACCTTAGAATGTCTTTGATTATCTCTAGGTATTAAGTGTTGTAACAATGGCATTTCACCTATTAGCCTTTGTGTAAAGGTACTAAAGTCATCTGCTCTTGTTTTACTAGCAGATACTACCAAAATATTTTTTTGAGGATTAAGAAGTAATTGATGACATACAAAGGCAGAGGTAATCCAAGATTTACCTACGCCCCTGAATGCTTCTATTACCAGTCTCTTTTCGTTTGACTGTAAATAATCCGCAATATCGAATTGTATAGGTGTTGGTTCAGGCAGGTTTAAATGCTTCCAACATAAATACAAAAAATTTTTAAAATTCTTTAATCGTTTATCCATTGTCAAATGGTACTTCGTCTAAAATGTTATCTTCTTTTTTAGATAAAGGTTCTTTACTGTATGTCTTGCAAACTTCTAAACATACTTTCATCTCTGAAGCAGTTAAGTCTTCACCAGATTTTAATTTTTTATAAGCATGGTTTACCAATAATTGTGGTAACTCTTGTAGGACAGTTTCTATTTTATTGTGGTCTTCCTTGTCTGTTGTATTTTTTAAAGGTACTTCCTTTATTTCTTGACTTGACATGTATTCCTTTTCTCTTTTTTGGTTTCTCTCTAGGTACGAAATGCAAAAATTTTTGTTTAGCCATTATTTATTTTGAATTATTCTTTTAATGGTTTTGCTTCCATCTACGTTTTCTTCTAACTCTGCTGTTACTTCACCACACATAAATTGTTTATTGTCCATACTCATGTTACGAGTAGCTTCACGTTTCATTTTAAGGCAAGTAGATAGACTGTCCTGTATTCTGTGTTCAACCAGTTGTCCGTTTATAAAAAGACAAAGAGCAAAAACTAATGATACCTGCATTAGTGGTCACCATTTAACTTTCCAATGTTTGCTCTAACACTGTCTTTTAACTTCTCAACATCAATTCTTAATCGTTCCACATCTGATTGAAGTCTTAAAATATTGACTTTATTAGTCATATTTTGTTCTTGGTTTTGTTCCAATTTTTCTACTTGTTGAGCTATATGTTCCAACAACATGAATTGTTCTTGGTCTATAGGTAATTGTTTTGATGCCGCTAATAAATCTTGTTCAAATAATTGGTTTTTAGTTTCTAAACTATTTAATCTTTCAATAATGCCAAAATAAGCCCATACACCTATTGCTACTGCTCCTACAATCGCAAGTAAATTTCTGATTGGTAAAGCAACTGAAGTATTTTCTGATATTTTCATTTAGCAACCTTACCTTTGTTAATACCTTTTTTAATAACATAATCTCTTGTACCATTAGCACCATGCTCAACTTCTTTTTTTAAATGACGAAAAACATTTTTTTCTTTTGCTTGTGTTTCTATCTTTTTTAAAAAACTTTCTAATGATTTAGTATCTCTCATTTCTTTTTCTTTTTTTTCTTATTACTGTTTGGAAAATCAAAAGTTAAAACTTCATCTAATTTTTCAAAAAGGCTATCTATCCAACCAAAAAAATTAGATAAAATTCTATCTATCATTTCTTTTTGAGTTTATTCATTGTAGTTACACCAAATGATGCACCTACTATTGTTAATATTATGTACCAAAACATAGGGTCAGCAAATTGTAATATTTCCCAACCACGCTGCATTGTGTCTTGTGTGTATGGTACAAAATGTAAACCCATTAAAATTGTAAAGAAAACCACCAACCACTCGTCTTTCCACGAATGCTCTTGTTGTTTAATTTGTTCTACTGAAATTTGAGAAGCTGCATCTAGTTCTTTTTCTCTAATTATTTTATCCTTTTGTAATTTATGTGTAATTGCACCGAATGTTTTTTCTGCAATGATTTTAGTTAAAGGATTTTTAAGTAATGCAAACCACATTATAATTGACAACTTTTCATTATTTCAGATAAAGCTAATGCTCTTGAAGGTGTTTGTTGATACCAATTACTATCAAGCATTTCATCTCCTGCAGCAACATAGTCACCATCATCTAAATAAGCCCACATATTTTTAAATTTACTTACACCAGTTTTACCTAGCTGAAAGCACATCTCTATAATTACTTCTTCTGCTTGTGGTAAAAGTGGATCGTTACCTATTAATTCTTTAGCTCCATCTACAGCTTTTTGAAAATCAACATCAAAAACCTTATCAAGTTCTTCTTTAGTATACTCAACACCTTCAACAAAGTTATCGGTAGGTAATACCAAATGGCCATAACCGATAGTAGCAAAACCAAGACTATCGGAATAGACAGTACGCCTAAACCCTTCATGTTGTTTAATTCTTTCTTTAAGTTGTGTATACATAGTTTTTGAGTCCTTTTAATTACAGTAAAAATAAGCACACAGACCAAATTACAAACAAGCTAAAAGCTAATTTATTTGTATCTGCCCAATATATTTTTACTTTATTCTTCCATGTAGTAAGTGTGTTTCCATATATTATCATGTTGGCTCTCCTTCAGTTAATAAGGCTTTGCATTCAAATTTAATTACTATTTTTTGTTCTTCAAAATCAGGAATATCCCATTCAGGTAATTCTTTTAAATTTCTAAAAGTTTTTTGTGCAATAGCATAACCTGCATTGGTGCAATCATAGTGTGATGTAAATTGATAACCTGAAATAGAGTTTGATGGACACTGACCAGTTGCCATGCTGCACATATATAAAATTAAAATATATTTCATTATTTTTTGTGATTTCGTTTTTTTGATTTGTTCATAGAAGACCATTTAATTCTGCTAGGATTTTTTGATATAGAAGTTTTTTTAAATCTTGATCTTGTTTCGTGAGCTTCTTTATTTAAAAAGCCTTTTGTTTTAGACACTAAGGTAAGTACCTTTCAAATTCGTCCATCTCTTCTTGTTCTTCGTGTTTACCTTTTATTTTTTGTAAATTGTTTTGAGCTTCTGCTAGCAAATCTTCTGTGTCTTCAATAAGCTCTGATATAGTCTTTTCTTTGACTTTAGCCATTGAATTTGAAAAATCCTATTAGACCTACAATTAGTGTCCCAATAGCTAAGATAACTTTAAGTCCACCTTTACCCATAGATACATCTTGTCTTAACGACTTAATTTCTTTTTTCATTTCATCTATAGATTTTAAAATGTTGTTCATTCGTTCAGCACAAAGTTTCTCATGTGATGAAAGTCTTACACCTGTAGCGACTTCGCTAAACTCTTTTGGTGTAATCTTTTTTCTAGGCATATTATCTCGCAGTACAAGGGTTATCTCCCACTAAAGGTTCTTCGGCAAATGCCATGTAGATGTATGTAACTCCACTACCATTATAACTTGTATCTGTACTTCTTGCTTTAAAACCATTTGATAATATATCAAAAGGTATATCTGTTGATTCAGCATTACTTTGATTAGCTCTTAAATAATTTGAATTAGGATTATATCCTGGTCTTTTATTATCAACAATTTGCCAATGACCTGTGTTGGTAGCTCCTTTAACTATAAGAAAAGCTGGTTTAAATCCTGTATAAACAAATGTTCCATCAGTAGAACCATTCCCAACATAAGAACCAAACTTGCTGAAGCCTTTAACTTCTGCGAAGCAGTAGGCTATGTAATTTTGACCACTAAAACCTGTAGAACTTGAACCATTTATTGAAAATACAGAAGATGTTGGTAATGAAAAACCACTATCTGATTTTGTGTTAGTATTATTTAAACGCAGAGAATCTAAACTTCCATCTATTTGTGTAGTGTAATAAAGCCAATCTGTTGTACCATCATCTCTATTTTTTATTAAAACTATTTTTGGAGTTGAGCTTAATCCATGACCTACTGTTGCTACACTTCCTGTACCTGTATAAGATACAATACTAAATCCACTTGTTGTATTAGCACTAACAGTTGAGGTTATGCTTCCATCAGTATTACTAGCTGTTGTGTTTGAGGCTAACCAGTTCCATGCAACTGTTGTACTTCCATTTGTATTTACATATCCATTAGTTCCTGTACCTAATGTAAATCCATCACTATCAAAAGATTTTAAACTTTGAGCTAATGTTTGTTCACCATCAGTTTGACTTGAAGATAATAATTTTGTTGCACCTCTAACATTATCAAACATACCACCATTAGCAACAGCATCTCTCCTTTTAATCCATGTCCAATCTGGTTGAAATCCAACACCTGTAATTGATAATTCTGAACCTGTTCCTGTATAAAGTTTAGTATTAAAATAATCCGAAGGTTTTTTAATTGTAGTGTATGCCATAATTATAAATTTAATCCTTTGGTTGATAAAGCAGTATAACCTGTTGGAACATCATATTCAAATATTCCTATACCACTTGCGTTAGTTCCTGCACTAGCTACTGCTGTAGTTCCGAAGTAGCCATTGCCGAAGTTAAGTTGAATACTACTATCAGAACCACCAGTATTTACTGAAAATAAAAAGGCATAATGGTCTGCTGTATTTAAATTACTAGCAGTAAGTGCTGGATAATCTCCTGTTGCTGGATTGCCTACACCACTACCGTTATTTCCATAAGTACCATTTAAATGAAACCAAACATTTTTATTACTTCCTGTAAAATCAAAAGCAACTCCTACTATATCTCCAGTAGATGAAGCACTAGTATAACTTGAAATTAAATTAGTCCAATTAGTACCATTTCCATATCTAATATTACCAGCATTATAATATGTGTAAGTAGGATTTGAACTATTATCATATGGAGTTTTGGTTAGTCTCCTTGTTATATCTTGTATATGAATTTGCCAATTATTATCTACTGCAACTTTCATTTCAAAGTAACCTTTCATATTTTCTGGGTTTAAAGTTATTCCCATTTGTCTTGTAGAATCATTATCTGTTGCAGTTAATTCTGTATTACCAAGACTTGTAAAGAAATTAGTTGCTGATGTTTCAGATGAATTTAATGGATTCAATGTAGCAAAAACATTTGAAGGATTATCTTCACTTTTTTGAATTGTACCAGAATCAGAACTCCAATTATTACTATTACCACTATCATCATTTAA